AGATCTGATCGCCAGCTTTGAGTAATACCACGCTGAACTTATCACATTTGAATAAGGTGTTGAGTTTTTTAGCTAGATTGATAGCATGACCTGGATTACTAAATGATACTTTTTTATATTTAGGTCCAGGGTAGGCTACTAGAATGTTCTGTGTTTTAAGGTTGATGGGTTGCTTGTCATAGAAAACCGCCCAGATACCCTCACTGTTGAGAATCTGATCACTCTTGTAATTACTTTTGTTTACGTGTTCCAAAAGAACCGTTGGTTTAGGTCTTGACATAATAAATGTATCTCCACATTTATTTATGCCAATTATGTGAGCATATAATTAAAAACCACCACCGTCCATGCCGATATTTACCACACTGTCTGCGGCTTCTTGTTGACGAACTTCAGTCAATGCTTGTATCTGTGTCAGCAGATCAAATATATCAGCTTGTAGGTTCTGCGCTTCTGTCTTAGTTAGTACTAGATCGCGAGCGTTGGTTTGATTCATTACTTTAACGCGATTATTAAAGTTTTTAAGATGAAGACTTAGTTGAGATTCCATTTGCTATCCTTAATTGTTCCTGCATTTCTTCTTGTGACTTATACGGACCTTGATAGGGATACCTGTTTAAAGTGATTAGCTTAGGACAGTAACTTTTAACCCAACCGTTGTTGAACTGTACAATATAGTAGCCAGCGCAGAAGAAACTTTTACTTTTGTTGCCTTTGGTAAACACCGGCAACTTTTTAGGTACGTCCCATAAAATATTCTGCGCATTGTAATCACAAGGGAACCCATACACATCATGTGATTCTGTAATAACTTTAATAGGCTTAGTTTTGTCTACTACAATGTTATAACGATCACTAAGCAGTTTAAGATTAGTAAAACGTTCACGACGCCCTTGACGTACAAGAACTACATCGTTACCATTGTTTAAAATAGTACCAAATTTCTTTCCGCCGTCTTCTACAATCCAACATTTATTCTTTACTACTTGTTTAGCTAATAATGGCACAATAGGCCCTCCGCAGGTGTCTGCATCGGAACAGGTATCTTTAAAGTTGCATATTTTTTGTTTAGGCAACGGCATAGATAATTCCGATGTAGGTTAAGTAATGTAAGCCTTGGTCGGCACCCATCCAAACCCAAAACATATGATCAGCAGTGGTTAGTCCGCGATTTAGTTGCTGTTTACACCAGTCAACATGATAGTGTATAATACCATCTGCTAGAGCAAGAAAAATAATATCATTAGCACTATGGCAAAAGAACACAAGAATTAAGAAAGTCCAGGCCGCATGTACAGCTGAATGATGAAGGCCACCTTCTGCGCCATAGATGCCCTTCTCTCTAAGCATGTAGTCATATTGCATTAGGAAGTCGGCAATAAAGTGTTTAATGCCAAATAATGCTAGTAGGATAAAGACAGTAGTAGTCATAATTAACCTCTAATGAAAGTACTGCGTGACTTAGGAGTTTCCCACCAGTCAATGCGATCTACTGTTACATTTAGTTTCTTCATCTTAGCATCTACTAGGTCTGCCATCCAACTTGATAAGTTTTCGCTAGTTGGAACAAAGTCTACAATAAAGAAGCCTTCATAGTATTCATATTCTGGTGTGTTGGGTTCTAAGTCACTCAAATCAAGTATACTACCAGCATACTGATCTGTTTCTGGAATGTACACAGGAATCATTGTACGAGGTCCAATTAATTGACCAAACAATGGGTCATTAACATCCAGCATAAACTGATGATCAATGTATTCATTGATCCACTTCTTTAACCACTCTAGGTGTCTAAAGTCAGTTACCATACCTGTAGGATCTAAAACGCCAGTTGGGCTTTTTAAGAACACCTGCATCTTACCTTCATGCCCGTGTAGGTGACGGCAAGCACACTTCAAGTCTGCCGCATATTCACCATTAAGTCGTTGTGTGTGTACTCTGTGTCCATAACAGAATTCAAATGTTTTATCAATTACGTGTGCCATGTCTTTTCCTTATCTATATTACTATTATATTTAGGTTTTGTTTCAAAGTCAATCAATTATTTTGCCATCTTCAATAACTATTGGCCATAACTGTTCTACACTGTCAAACATATGATGTATACGATCTGTGTCGTATCCGTACGAGTTTAACTTTTTTAGTATACGTTCGTTGTACCCTGGCGCCGCAAGTACTTGATGATGACTACGAGAATAGAACGAATGTAGTTTAAACTCACCGTTAGCGTGATGTGTAGCCAGGGCCATGATAGCACAGGCACTGTCACAGTAGTCTACAGCATACCAATTGACCAAACCGTGTTGATGTACAGTGTCCATAGCATCTAACAAATCTTCACTGGTGCCACCAATCGATGTAACATAAAAATTCAACGGTTGGTTAGGGTGTTGCTTAACTATAGTAATTATCTCATCGTATTCTTCTTTATGAAGTTTACCCACAATCTTATAGTCTTGCTCGCTGAGTTTGGTTATTTCTGGAGTAGCACAACCAATCAACATACCGGCTAGTATAAAAGAACTATATAACTTTAGCATCTTCTATTAAGAATTCCATCTTGCGTTGCCGGTCAATTAGTTTAAAAAACAATGCTAGAGTATTAGCCGCATCAACGTCTGCTCTATGAGCTGTACCTTTGAAATGTAGTTTGAACGCACCCATAGCTGACGCTAGACCACCGCTAGGTTTCTTATTACGAGCAAACATCAGCAAGGTATAGAACGTTTTGGTATCAATCCATCGACGACCAAAGTGTGGAAAGTCTACGCACTTATTACTAAACTCGTTAAGTAGCTCTACACTGTCGCCGCCACCCCAGGTAACAGGATTGACAAAACAACCGTGTTGTTTAATAAGATCACCTAGTTCACGGGCTACAGTTTCATGACTAACAGCATTACCGCGTATGTCCGCATCTGTAATGCCAGTTAGGTCAATGATAAATTGGTCAATTGGTTCGTTTGGGTCTATGTACCATTTCTTAGTGAAGTAGTTTTCAAAGCGATCATCTGCCTTACCAATGGCGATACCAACCTGAATGATTTTACCACTCGGTTGGTTTAGTTCTAAATCTAATGCTAGGTACTTCTGAGCTTTATCTATCACATATTGCTTTCTAATAAATTTCAAATAAATGATTCATTGTATCAAGTCTGATGCCTGCTTTGCGTACTATATTTGCTTCGTCGTTGATATTGCCAATTGGTTTTTCGCCAACTGCCGCAACATACGCATCAATTAACTGCGCCTCAATAGCATTAACTTCGTCCCATGGGTTAATAGTAACAAACGGGTAATTAGTCAAATCCCAAAGTTTAATTGTCATATGGTCTTTGTCAATTGCTACACCGTAAAGATCTAAAAAGTCTTCTTCAATGATACGCCAGTCTGCGCCACTAGAACCGTTTAGTCTTTTACTACCCCAACTTTTACTGTGACCAATTTGTCTGTAAATTCTCTCACCATAGTTTTTACTATTATCTGCGCTCATACCAAACTTAATAACAATACCTTTATACATGATTTGATAGCAATATCTATCAATACTAAGTGCTTTCATAATTAAAGAAATATCGTACGGTGCTTCGATGGTTGACACATCAATAGTGTGAGTTGGAATAATATTCCAATTTACAGTAATCTGCATTGGTTACCTTTCTAATTGATTAAATGATACATTGTTACTGCCTGAGCAGGATAGCTAGCACACATCCAATCGGCCATACTGCTAGCATTGTCGCTTAGTTTAACTAGGTCATACTTGCCACAGAACTTTAAGAACTGCGCACCTACCATAGGACGATTAAGCGGAATTGCTTTTTCTTTAATAGTAGATTCTATCATAAGTTTGTATTCATCTGGCTGTGCGGTTAAATCTACAAGTTTAACGTTACGATTGTAGTCATCTAACACACGATGCTCTTCACCGTTGTGATCAGTCCAACGTTGTAGCATTAGGTTATTCCAAGCATAACCCTGTTTATCTTTATCAGCAAACGCTTCTTCTAAGCCTACTTTGTTCTTAGTGCCTTTAGTACGCACACCAGGGTAAGCACTAAAGATGTTATCTGTAGGGTCACCACGCATACACTTTTCAAACAAGATGAACTTAGGGTTAGGAATCTTCTTAGGCTCTTTAGTTTTCTTGTCTAGTACAAGTTTGCCCTTCTTATCAAAGATACCTTCTAAGGTGTGTAACTCATCAGCAATGCCGTTATACTGAACAACATTACTATTAAGTAACTGATAAAAGTCTGTGTCACTACTTACAATAGTATGATGATCATTTGGATGTGTTTGTATCCAACCCGCAATAAGATCATCTGCTTCTAGGTTACCATGCTGTAACACTGTACAGTTCGTCTTTTCGGTAACAAATATCTTAAGTGCGTCAAAGGCGTCCCAGAACAGTTGTTCTTCTTCTTGCTCTGATTCTGTTTTAGCCGCACGGGCTACAGCACGATTAGCCTTGTAGGGAGTGTAAAAGTCCTTACGCCAACTGCGACCTTCAAAACAGAATATAACATGATCAGCCTTTTGATCACGCCATGCTTTGTTTACACTAGCCAGTGTAACGTGTATAGCAAAACCTAACTTATCCCAAGTATCGCTTTGTCTATGTGCGCTGTGTCTAGCACGGAAAAATGTATTTGCTGCATCTACAATTAAGTATCTCATGTTGTAATTATACTTTCATTTGTGAGTTTTGTCAAGAGAAAATTAGCCCATGCTCGATGAGCATCTGGCCCGTAATGGAAAAACGCCGGGTTACTTGGTGTATACCCCTGCGATTCTAACCAATAGTAATATGTTTGATTTTTATCATATGGAGCAAGGTAACTAGTGCCCCAATCATGTTTAGGATAATCAGTTTTACCGATGATTTCAAAGTACGAATAGCAATTAAAGAATAGGTGCGGTATGTTTATCTGCTCTAATTCTTGGTGAAAGTCCCAGATCGTTTTGTGTGCAGTCTGTTCGTGTGCCCGCCAATTGGTGGCTGTGGTCACTACCCATTCTTTATATCTGTTTTCTAAATCTTTATGTAGTACTTGATACCCTGATCCGTTTACATCAAAGTAATAACCATTGAATTCCCATTCTTCTCGTTCCCAAGTACTCCATCCAATAATTACAAAATCTGGCTTATTATTAGCAAGATACTCTCGAGTAGTTCTAATGATACGTGCGTTGCTTGCTCCTGCTCTGGCATGGCAGACAAATTCTGCTTTTAAATGATCAGCCAATCGTTGACCGTAACTAAACTTTGGGCCACCGGCATCTTGGCCGTAGCTATGGCTATCACCATTTACATATAGAATCAACTTACTTCCGTTCTGCCGTTGCCTAGATCACGGCGTTTATTATATTCTTGCTGTTGACGTTTTTCTGGATCTGCTTGGTCCTGTTCCCAAGTTTCAAGTACTACATTGCGACACACTGTTTTAAACCAGTTATCTACAATGTCTTGATCTGTTTTGCCTTGATAGCCGTTGCGAATCAGATTTGCTACAAACTTATCGTTCCAATCTAGTTCAAACGCACCATTGCCTGGGTCAGCGGGATCTAGATCCATACTAACAATTTCTACCCATGGCTCACCTTTGGCAGTTGCTGCTTCTTTGGGTGAGAGTTTTTTGGGCTTAGGTTCAGACTTAATTGGCTCTGGCTTTTTAA